ACGTTTGTCCAGATTACCGATTCTGACTTCACAGCTAACGGCAATCCGCAGCAGGTTGTTTTCATAGATGGGTTTTTCTGTCTTACAACAGATTCTAAAAAGTTTATTGTTAGTGCTTTGAATGATGGCACAAACTACAACGCGCTTGATTTTGGTACTGCTGAGTCTGACCCGGATGACATTGTTGCTCCTGTTGTATTTAAGAACCAGCTATTTATTGGCGGTTCGCAGACTATTGAAGCGTTTCAAAACATAGGCGGCGCTGACTTTCCGTTCCAGCGTACTGGGTTGTTTTTGAGCAAGGGTATATCGAGCCCGTTTAGCATCCAGTCAATACAGGATACGTTTGTGTTTGTCGGCGCGGGTGCTAATGAGTCACCTGCTATCTGGGCTCTAAGCGGTAACAGCGTAGCAAAGATATCTACGACTGCTATAGACAAAGAACTTAGCGAACTGACCGAGGCGCAGATAGCAGACATATTTAGCTGGGCATATGCAGAAAAGGGCGCGTATTTCGTTGGCTTTGCGTTGCCGGGTACTACGCTAGTGTATGACACGATCAGCAAGCGATGGCACGAAAGAAAGTCATTTGTAGATGGTTCTCTGGGCGCATATCGCGTTACTGCTTTGGTCAGGGCTTACAATCAGTTGTGGGCCGGTGATCTGGTAGATGGACGCATAGGTCTTTTGGATCAGGATACATATACCGAATACGGCACAGAAATACGCAGGACGATAGTCACTCAACCTTTTCAAAACAAAATGGAGAGCTTTGTTGTACCGGAGCTTGAGCTTACTGTAGAGAGCGGCGTAGGTAATGCTGACTCAGTTGACCCGCAGGTAGGTCTGGAGCGCAGCACTGACGCAAAGGTGTGGAGTGACATGAGACTCCGTAGCGTTGGTAAGGTTGGTGAGTACAACCGCAGGGTGATATGGAATCGCAATGGCAGGGCTTCTAGGTTTGAGCTGTTTAGGTTCACGATCAGTGACCCGGTGAAGCCTGTATTTATACAGATGACCGCTGATATCGTGGCAACGCAATGAGCTACAAGTTAAACGCAGCACAGCCGATAGTTGACGCTAACGGAACGATGGAGCAGCCATTCAGGCAGTTTACGCAGGAAGCATCGCTGTCTATTCCTATCACGGGCTCTGGTAGTCCAGAGGGAGTTGTTGAGGCGGTACAGTTTAGTTTATATCTCGACACTGCTGGTAGTGCGGGTTCAATTCAATACAGAAAGATGCAGCCAGATGTCGGCGGTGACCGAACAAAGGGCTGGATAGCGGTTTAGGAGAGCGTAATGTCAGCTTTGTTACTAGGCGGTTTAGGTGCGTTAGCAGGAGCATTTGGTGCTCGGCAGTCAAGAAAAGCTGCTGAGGGTCAAACCGAGGCTTCAGAAAGGGCTCGACGTGAAGCAATGGAAGCCATAAGAAGTTTCGGTCAGCAGGCTCTGCAAGGCTTGCCAGAGGCTTATCAGCTATCTCAAGATATTCGCGAGCGAAACATAAATGAGATACTAGACAGAACTGGCAGAGCATTTAGGCCCGCGTTAGGACAGTTTAGAGAAGGAAACTATATGGCTCAGCAGCGTATTGCTCAGGCTCAGCCGTTTATGCAGTCAGCAATATTAGGCACTGGTTCTCTTGGTTATATGCCGCAGGCTCAAAATGTTGGCGGTCAGCTAGACTATACTGTTCTGTCTCCTCTCGGAGCGAGGAACACGGCTGAACAGCCAAACCCTGTTCAGATGCAGTTTACTCCAATTGCAGGAGCGCAAGCTCAGCCTGGTCAAGCTGCTTCTCCTGTGGATGCGGTGCAAAGCGCAATTCTGGAGTATCAGGCCAGAGATAGGAATATGTCATGATCAAAAGAGAAGACACAGAAGGCTTTAGAGAAGCGGAGTCTATCGTACTAGACTTTATTGGCAGTACGCCAAACGCATCAACAGCGGATATCGCTAGGCTAATTGACGATACGGGTGCAGACCTGATGTACGTTGCAAGAGTGCTTGGCATACCGCCAGATGTCGCTCAGAGCGCATACAACGAAGCCATCCAGACTGCTCCTCCTATAAAAGAGGTCATAGACAAGCAGGCGAACTCTACTCCTATCAAAACGCCGCAAAAGCCTTTGAAGGATGTAATTCAGCCGCCTGATCCTAGAGACCCTTATGGTGACGCTACGAAGCTATTTAACGCAGGTAAGCCTGTGCCTGAAGAATTGCAGCGTATGGTATTCCAGAAGGCTGGAGCTGATGGCCTGAATGCGACAAAGCTGGCGGAAAGGCTTGGCGTTGATCGTGGATTAGTAGAGCAGGCTGCTAACAACTTAGGTATCTCGCAGCAGCTTCCTTCAGGCTTTTTTGCTCAAGAATCTGCGCCTTCTACTGCGGAACCGCCTGCTGGTCAGCCTGATCTAAGGCAACCGCCAGTACCTGAGCTGACACCAGAACAACAGCAGCAAATGGATCAAAACTTTCGTATGTTTGGGCCAAATCGTCCTACTGGCTTGCAGATTCCGGGTTTTGATAATCAGGGAAATCCGCTTCCAGATAACGGCAATCAGCCTAGCGATTTTGATATTGACCTTAATGAATTTACTAGAGGCGGTAATGCCGGCTTTCCTCTTACTCCGCAAACGCCGCAGTTTACACAAGATCAGATAAACACGGCTGTAGCGAACCTGAACAGCGGAGCGCAGACGGTTGAAGAGGTTGCTAGGCAATACAACGTATCTCCAGAGTTTGTACGCACCAATCTGGAGCAGATAAACAATCAGGCTCAGACTGTTCCTGATGTAAATGACCCTAGCTTGCGAAGAAACGTGCAAACTGGCGCAATGGCTGGCGCACAACTTCCCGTAGGTTTGGCGGCAGCAGAACAAGCCGCAACAGGAGGTGCTGGTCAAGCTACCAATCTTCTTGGTCAGACCGGGATGGCTGCGGGGCAAGAGCTTACCGCAGGCACATTAGGCGGCATGGGAGCCCTGAGAGCCGGTACAGGGCAGGCTAGACAAGATTTGATGCAGGGTACTCTGGGAGGCTTAAACGCGCTCTCAGCGGGCCTGATGGGCGCTAGAGGAGATATACAGAGAGGTTTTGGTGCGGCGGCTGCTGGCTATCAACCATATCAAGCCGCTGGTGCTGGAGCGTTACAACAGCAAGCGGCACTGTCTGGTGCGCTTGGTCAGGAGGCTTTTCAGCAGGCATATCAAGAAAGCCCACAGATGCAGTTTTTGCGCGAGCAAGGTGAACGCGCTGCTTTGCGTACAGCAGCCGCCAGAGGCGGTGTGGGCGGCGGTAACGTCATGAGGGAGCTTGCCAGATATAGCACTGGCTTAGCCTCTCAGGACTTGCAGAACCAGATTGCTAACCTGCAATCCCTAACTGGCACAGGCTTAACTGCAACTGGCGGCGCTGCTGGAGTACAAACTCGCGGCGCTCAGCAGTTGGCTAATCTTGGTGTTCTTGGCGGTACTACCGGATTCCAAGCGCTGCAAGGTCAAGGGCAGCAGCTAGCTAACCTTGCTCAGCAGCAAGGGATAAGAGAGTCTGACCTACTCACAGGATTGGGAGCAGGACGATCTAACATCGCGCTGGGTATAGGTACTCGCGCAGCAGACCTAGCGGCTCAGACAGGGCTCAACGTAGCAGGCATGAGAACTCGCGCAGGCGAGCAACTTGCAGGTCAGTTTGGTACAGCAGCATCTCAGTTGGCTGATCTACAGCAAGCTCAGGGCGCTGGCACAGCGGATATGATTGGAGCGCAAACTAGCTATATGAATCAGTTGCAAGCTGCCGCAGCACAGGGAGATGCAGCCGCGCAAACAGAACTGGCTAGATTGCAATCAAACATTAACTTAAACATAGGGCAAGCGTTAGCAGGTGTGCCGGGATCACAATTTGTAGCTCCTCCTAATCCTGCTGGAAGCATACTGCAAGGCGCTGCGTTGGGTTATGAGATGGGGCAGGATATTTCTGGAGGCGGTCAATCGCTTACTCAGGCTCCGGTGACTACATCACAACCGGCTTATGTGGCTCCAACGCAGCAAGCGCCATTTGTCAATCTTCAAACAGGCACTGCGTTTACATAATTAGGAAAGAAAAATGGCTGACAACTCTTTACTACTAGGCGGCAGAATGCCAATGCAGCAGCGTAGGCCAAATGTTTCTACGGTGCTAAGAGGATTAGGCGCTGCTGCTACGGGTCAAGTCCCGCAGTTTCGGCAGCAGATGCAGGCTGAGCAAACCCAGAGAATGCAGAATGTTTTGGGCGGATTGCAGTTAGAAGACGCACTTACAAAATCTGCCGCGCAGGATGCTCTAAAAATACAGCAGTTGGCTAAAACTGGAAATCTTAGAGAAGCAATGGACATTCTCGGTGATAGAGCGCAGTTAGAGCAGCAACTTGGAGCTGACCCTTCATCTACAATGCGCTTAGCAGATAGCCTGATGTCTGGAGGCTTTGAGGCAATTTTGCCGCAGATTGACTCTACGGTAGAGATGGCTGTCAGAGCGGGAATAATCGAGCCGTTTGGCGGTCAGGTTCCTTCAACATTCAGATCATTGCAGTTGCAGGCAGAAGCCGCTGGATTAACGCCGGGAACCGATCAATATAAAGACTTTATGAGATTTGGCGGCGGCGATGCCATGCTTGGCGGCAGAGGATTGCAAAGATTTGCTGATGGAACAGCTATTCAGTATATGCCAGATGGCAGCTCTAGGGTTATACATCCAGTAAGAGGAGTAATAGATGACCCAGCAGAAGCGGAGAGATTAAGAGAACTTGCTTTTAAGTCTGGCTCTGTAGAAGCTGGACAAATAGCTGGCGCTCAAGCTCAGGCTAGAGGTGCGGCTGAATCTGCAAGAGCCTTGATTGACAGAGCTGTCCCGGCAGCAGAATCAACAGCGGTCTTGAAGAGATCGCTTGATCTTCTTGATCGTGTTGATACTGGAACCTTCGCATCAATTAAACTTGCTGCCACAGACCTTTTTGGAGTTACCGGGGCAGATGTTGGCGAACTTTCTCAAAATTTGAGTCGAGCCGTACTTAGTCAATTAAGAGAAACTTTTGGCGCAGCATTTACAGAAAACGAAGGGCGCAGATTAGAGAATATATCTGCTAGGTTTAGTCAGAATAACGAAGTAAACAGAAACCTTCTCAGGCAGGCACTAGCTATTGCAGAGAATACCGCCAGAAGAGGTATAGAGCGAGCCAGAGATGAGGGTGATGAAGCAACAGCGCAAGATATAGAAGATTTGTTGGCGTTCGATCTCAGCGCGGCAATGTCATCGGTTCAGCAGCCTGCGGGACAACCTGCTGGCCCGCGAGTCATACGATTTGACGAAAACGGCAACCCAATATCGGACTAGCAAATGGAAGAAGATATTTTTGCAGAATTGCCAAATGGCAAGATATTACAGTTTCCTCCAAATACGAGCCCTGAAGTTATTCAAGCCACAGTCAAGCGTGAGTTGGGTATAACTGACACGCCTGATCAGTCTCGCATTGGCCCTATGGGCAGAGTCTTTCTCGGAGCCACACAAAGAGGCTTGGAATCTCTGGCAACTAGCGAAACGCCACGCGGCCAGAAAATGCGCGATATCGTTGGCGCTACGTTAAGAGGCGAGCAGACACCACAGGAAGCAATATTGCAAAGCGGAGGTCAAAGTATGGCCTATCTTGGTGATCTTATTGGAGAAGGTCTTGGTTATGTAGCAAGAGGTGCGTCTGCCATAACTCCAGATTACATCGAAGATGAGGTGATCAATCAGCTAGGCATATTTATGAATCAGCCTGTTATGAGATATGGCAGGCAGGCACTTGGCTTGGGAATGGAGGAATATGAGCAATTTGCTCAAGAATATCCAAGAGCCGCAAGAAATATAGAAGCTCTAGCAAACATTGGTTTAATTGGAGGAGGTAGCACTGCTGCTACAAGACAAGGAGGCAGGCTTCTCGCAGATGTTGGAACGGGTGCAATCGAAGAAGCCGGCAGGATTCGAAGAACCGTTCAAACTCCAGCAAGAAGGCAGGCAGCGCAAGACATTGAAAGCGGAGGCATAGAGGCAACTAATGTAAGAACCGCGCCATACAGACTAGAGGAAGATCCATCTGGAGTTACTACAACAGTTGGCCCAGAAGGCCCGGTTCAGCCAAGACCACAGATGCGGGCAGTTGTCAGCCCAGTGCAACAAGAAGCTATTAGGCAGGGTTTCGATGAGGGTTTGGTTGCTATGATTAGAGAAGCAAGCCCTACTGATCGCAGGAATATGCTGCGATCTCTTAACATAATGAAGCAGTCGATTGGCAACAGAAGGGCTGGCCTTCTAAACAGAACTACAGACATAGCAGGCCGATCAATATTAGATAGGTATAAATTCCTGTCCACAATTAACGAACAAGCTGGACGAAGAATTGACAGATATGCAAGAAACAATTTAGTAGGAAAAAATGTAGATTATAGCCCTGCTATAAACAACTTTCTGGACTCTCTTAACAATATTGGTGTCAAAGTAAAACCCGATTTTACTTTAGACTTTTCCAACTCTGACGTTGCTGGAATTACTGGAGCCCAACGCGCTCTTAGAAACATTATGAACAGAATGTCTCAAGACAGGACTATCGACGCGAGTGAAGTCCACAGCATGAAGAGATATATTGATGAGGTCGTTACCTACGGGAAGTCAAATCAAGGAAATCCGCTGACAGGAGAAAGTGTCAACATAATAAAAGAATTACGGCGTAATCTTGACGAGATACTTGACACTAATTTTCCAGAATATAATCAGTCAAATCTCGATTATGCTGAGACCATTGATGCGCTCAATAATTTTCAGGATGTAATGGGCAGATCGCTAAATTTAGAGAGCCCAAGAGCATTCACAGGAATTGGAACAAACCTAAGAGGTCTTAGCTCAAACAATAGAAGCAGAGCAAGGTTGTTAGATTCTATTGAGGAAATGCAAACCCTGAGCAATAAATACGGCGGTCAGTTTGATGACGATGTTATAAATCAGACTGCTTTTACCATTGATCTTGATAAAATGTTCGGCACTCAGGCAGATACTAGCTTTGCCGGTCAGATAAGAGAAGCTGGTGAAAATGTGTTGGCTAGACAGCGGCCCGGCCCTAGTGAGATTGCTGTTGAAGCCGCAAGGGTAGGTATAGAAAGAATGCGCGGAATAAATACCGAGGCTCAATTTAAGGCTATGGAAGACCTTCTGAAGAGCTTTGATGACTAGATACAGGTAACGAATAATGGCTAGATTTGGCGAGATAAACGCACAATACTTTGATGATGCTGGTGATCCGCTAAGCAGCGGTAAGATATATTTCTACGAGACAGGCACGACTACTCTCAAGGATACTTTCAGCGACATCAACCAGACTATCGCTAATACCAATCCGGTCATACTAACTGCGGCTGGTAGGCAACCGAACATATTCTTCAGCGGTACTGCTAAGGCGATACTGGTAGACAAGAATGACGTACAGATACTGGTTCGTGACCCGGTAGGTCAGACGGCTAGTGTATTCGGTGATGGTTGGGTAGCTACTAAGATATACAGTGCTGATGCTGTGGTATTGGGCAGTGACGGTCAATACTACCGATCTCTCGCCGCAGGTAACCAAAACAATGATCCGACATCTACGTCAGGATACTGGACTCTGCTGTACTCGGTAGAATGGAACGCAGGCATAACCTATCAAGTTGGGGCGGTTGTAAGTTACAACAACATTCAATATCAAAGCCTACAAAACAGTAACCTAAACAACAATCCATCTAGCGCCACAGCGTATTGGGCAAGCATTGCTTTTGCGTGGCTATCTACTAGAACTTACTCAATTCACGAGAACGTAGTAGGCACAGATGGTATTTTGTATACCAGCTTGCAGAACAACAACACCGGTAATGTCCCGGCCAGCTCTGGGAGTTACTGGGTAGGCACATCTGCGGCGGCAGCGGCCAGCGCAACGGCAGCAGCTACTTCTGCAACAGCGGCGGCTACTTCTGCAACAAATGCGGCTACGTCTGAGACCAATGCTGCAAACAGCGCAACAGCAGCAGCCACATCTGCAACGAATGCAGCAACAAGCGCGACTAATTCTGCAAATAGTGCAACAGCTTCGGCCACGAGTGCCACAAACTCAGCAACGAGCGCAACGGCATCAGCTAACAGTGCAACAGCATCGGCAAGCTCAGCAACAGATGCGGCAAATAAATATGACGAATTCGATGACAGGTACTTAGGCCAGAAGACATCTGACCCGTTGACGGATAATGACGGCAATGCGCTAGTTACTGGAGCGATTTACTTCAATACAACGACTAACGTGATGAGAGTCTACAATGGTAGCGCGTGGCAAGACGTTGCTCCTATTGCTACCAGCATTACGCTTTCTCAGGTCTCTGATGTCACAGCTACCGCAGCCGAAGTAAACCTAAATGACGGCTCGGTAGCAGGCACTATTGTAAACGGAAAGACTGTCGTTTACGGCGCTTCAGGCGAGGTTAATGCAACTACCTTGCAAGTTGGCGGCACAGCAATCACAAGTACGCCACAAGAGTTAAACGTACTAGACGGTATACCCGGCACATTGACGGCCACAGAATTAGGATATGTCGATGGCGTAACCTCTGCGATACAAACTCAGATAGATGCTAAGGCTACATATCCTTCTCAGGGCGGTAACGCTGGCAAGTTTTTAACGACTAATGGCTCTGCTGTTTCTTGGGCAGCAGCCGGCGGTGCAGGTACTGGAGGAGCGACAACTGCTTGCCCTGCTACTCTCACCAGCTCTAGCGACTCTGCTCACATACTTACAGCGACAACGTGGGGCGCGGTATTGACATTGCCTGACGCAACCACGATGGATGAGAGCCTGCCTACATTTGGTTTTTACAACCAGAGCCATTATGACATCCCTATCGAGAACACTAGCGGAGTCCTGCTTGGCTATGTCCTTGCTGGTGATAGCACAATGTGTTCTTTGATTGACAACTCAACCGCTGCGGGTACTTGGCGTTTCAGCAATCCGCAACCGCTTGGCACTTATGCTGCGATTATGGACTTAGCACCGCAGACTCAATCAGTAAGTCTGTGGGGATACGAACGAGTAACTGCAAGTAAATGGATGGTTTGTTATCAACTAGGCAGTTATATGTATGCCAGAGTTTATAACGAAAGTAATCGGACTTGGGGCAGTGCTGTTCTTGTTCACTCCAAAGGTAGCAATGGCTATATCGGTATTCAGAAAGTCGCAGATGACAAGATGATACTTGCATACTCTTATTCTGGCGCGGCAGACAACTGGGCAAGAGTTGCCTCTGTATCTGGCGAGACCATTACGCTTGGCACAGAGGACACTGAAAGCACAGGCCCGATGTCTTCTAATTCTGGATACTTTTATAAACTGGGTGCGAATGCGTTTGTTGCGGCTCGGAAAAATACCAACAATCAGATAGATTTAATTGGATATACAGTTTCTGGTACGACAGTGACATCTGGTTCTTCCTATCAATTCGGTTGTCGGAATTTTATATTGAGGCCAATTGGCAACACTGGACAGGACACAGGGTTTGTTGTTGTTGGCTATGATGGTAGCGGCTACACAATCCAGACGTTTTATGTAAATTCTAGCAATGCGAATGTGACTAATATTGCAGGCACAACTCTTTCAAGCACACACACTGAACCGCCTTCATTTGTTAGCAACCAAACTACTAACGGAAATTTACTTTTTTTCTACGAATCGAACACCGGCGCTCCGCGAGGAATGTGTATAAAAGCGACATCATCAAATGTAACAGTAAGTACAGGTGCTGCGAGTAGTCCTGCATTGGCGTTCAATCCAGACGGGCCAATAGGTTATCTGCAAGATGGCAACTTTGTTTTGTTAATTTTTGAATCTGATTCTTCTAACTATATTTCTGGTTTAATGCTGAAAGATGTATCTGGAACTCTCGATATCCAAGCAGATAACTGGGTAGCCAATGAAGGTGCAATGATGATTGGCGAAGGATCCGATGGTATCTATGCCTTATCATCACATCCGAATAGAAAAGATGGATATATGCACCGATACTTTATCGATTCATCAAATCCGCAAGAAGTGCCAAACAGAGAATATGTTGAATATTTCTATCAGCAAGAGTTTGCGAACGTAAACTATTTTTTCAGTTGGTATGGCAACAGATTCGATAACGGACAAAAAATTGAAGTAGGTCGAACTGATACGTTTGCAAAAGAGTTTGGCGGTAGCACTTACCAAGTCAATGGTCGAAACTTTACTTTGGAGAGCGCGAGATACAGAACCATCACTAGACAAGAGGGCGGCGGTTTTGCAAAAGGTGTATTTG